ACATAATCGGTCGCGGCAATAACTGTTCCGTCCCCATTTTTCAGCTCAGTCACAGTCTGTAAATCATCGCTGTATAGCCAGAGAATTTGACCATCGATCTCATTTTGCGTGAAGTACCGCGTTTCGGTGGCCGCCTCGAATTTGCGCCCGGTCTGACTTTCAACAAGAGCCTGAGCGCGGGCGGCGCAACTGATCAGCAGACTGTCATCCTCAGATTGATCAACCGGAATACCAAGATATTCTTTAAGTTCAGTAAGCGTGATATAGCTCATTTGACCGCCTTATCGCTTTTGGGCTTATGCACAATTTTCACGGCCGGCTTTTCAATAAGCTCCAAGAAACCAGCTCGTTGATATTCTAATGCTTCATTTCCAGGCAAATCAACGATATCGCCTGCTCTAAAAGCAACAGAACTTCCATCGATATTGCCGATGAAGTTAAGTAATATTTTACATTTAAGCTTCATATTAACCTCCTCTGAGGGATATAAGATATACCGGTCATTCAATATATGACCACAATTTACATCGAACCTGGCAATTTGTTTTATGCCATTGCGCAAACAATCAAGCGCTAAACCCGTATCGCCCAAATAACTGCTATCAGCCATATGGAGTTCGAATTTTTCGAGAACTTCGCGCCTGATTAATGTGCAGCCAAACCCAAGCCCAGAAACTTCTGTCCAACCGCGTTTCACGGCGCCGGCATATTTATCTGGCAAATATGAGAGCGAGCGGCCAAGTCCATTTGAGCCAGGATTATAATCAAATGCATTTACAACATATGGGGCTGATCTGAATCGATATAATCCATAGACAACAGGGGCATCCGTGTCCCACATTTTTATCAGCGCATCTTCAGGAACGATCATATCGTGCTCGACTGTTAGAAGCGCATCATAACTTTCAGAAAGTACAAGCTCGCGTGCTTTTTGATATTGGTGCAGGGTATTGCGATGCCCGCCATTTTTGTATGGATTATCCATGCCAATTATTTTGTCTAATTCTACATTGGGCGGCGCTATAACACCGTCAATGCTTGCCTTAGTCATTGATTTAATTTGCGGCACGCCATCCACTTTATAGGTGGGGCAGAATAGCAATACCCTGCTCATATAGTTTACCTTATGCAGTCGGATGTGTCGCATACTGGAAAGCTTCAGCCTGCAGCACTGCACCGCCGAAGCGCACAGAAGCTAACAAGCCGATTTGCCCGTTGCCAGCATACAATTCATTCAACCGTTGAATGCGGAATGTCCGATTTTCAACAACCGCATAGTAATCGAAGTTCCCAAAGAGCATCGATTTTGCAGAAGCCCCAATCGCAGCAACATTGGAATTCAGAACAACACGATGACCAGCCAATACGGGGCCATTCCAAACTGTACCGCCGAGATTTAGACCATTGCCAAATTGGAATGGATCGCCGGTTAATCCCATTAATGCAAAATAAGTCGATGGGTTCATAACGAATGCGGCGCGGTCATGATATGGCGTTCCGAGCTTCCCCATAAGCTCTGGGATTTCCTTGGCACCAATGGCAGATGCGCTATCCAATGTGAGCGCAGCTGTTCCGCCATAAAATGCGCCTTGAGGTTCTCCGGTACCATCACCGATCAATGCATAGTAGTTTTCGGTATCAGCCAACGCCCGACCAAGTGCATCATTCAAGAACGCCTCAAGATTGGAATTCTCGTCTTCCAAGAGTTCCTCAGAAATCTTGATCAGCTTATTGAATTTGTAGATGGTAACCGGAACCTGACCGAGAACAGGCTCGTTTTCAGCATCTGAAATAGCGCCGCTTTCGGCAACAATAGCGAATTTTGTCAAACTGGTACTTTCAATTGGAAAGTTGAACTTATCCGAGCGGGTGCGATAGCGCCGCACTCCCAGTTTGCTCAAAATAGATTCTTCGTCACGCTTGGCAATGATAGAGCTATATTGATCATCCGGTACAGCATAACCGCCGCCACTTTCAGTCGCAGTATCGCCTTCCTCGAGAACATATTCAACCTTATAGTTGCGCAATTTACTGGCATCGCCCGTACGGATCCAGTGATAAAAAGCCGACTTATAATCGGATTTGCCAGGATCCTTTTTGATAACAACAGGCGCGCCCTTAGGCTCGGCAGGGGCAGCTTTCTTGAGCTGTTCGATTTCAGCCTTAACCTGTTCCAATTCGCCGGCAAGATCGCGCTCCGGCGCCTTTACTTCGCTGACTTGTTTTTCAGCATCTAATTTTTCGTCCATAGTATTTACCTCACTATATTCTATATTAATTGTTTTAATTTTGGCATCCGCCTCCACTTCCGTCGCAGCAGCCTTTGCTTCGTCAGCCTCTACTGCTGCCTTTGGGTTGCTATCAGCCTCAACCTCGATAACTGCGAAATCGTTCGCAGGTAATCGCCATTCGTTTGTATCAAAGAGCGCCAGCTCTCCAAGCGGCCAGACATTGATCAGCCCGGATTGATCAGTCCTGACCAAGTGCCCAACAGCGCCGCTCGAAGCGCGGAGCTTGCTTATCTCGGCATCCATAATCCGCTGGGCAAGCGGTTCGTCAGAATCCAACTTGACCTTTCCAAACCAGTGCCCGCGCTGATCATCTCCGAGATATTCTGCCTCTCCAATTATAGCAGGAATTGCTTGTATGCTATCCGGGCTATCAGGTCCAAGTCCGTGATAATAAGTTAGCTTGATCTTATCGCCCGGACTGATCCAGGTGTCCGTTTTTTCGTGGAAAGTTTCGCCATCGGTATCGCGTCCCTTTAGCGGACCGCCATAAGGCAAGCCAAGTATCCGCCAGCCCGGTATCTCGGTCAATTCGCCTGATTGCTTTAGCCTTTTAACATCAGCATCAGCGGGGCGCTGCAGCTCAGGCGTGCCGGCGATCTTCACGCGCATAAAAGGAACGGCATATTTTTCTGGCTGAGATTTTGGATATCCAACCACCAGATAAATTGAGTCCGGCTTGATTACTTGATTCCGATATCTGAAGCGCTCGTCATCAGGATCATATTGCCTGAACCGATAAGTATTCTCGGTCTCATCGAAACCATCCACATAATACTCGTGCTCTTTACACCAGGCGCGGCTTTTCTCTTCCGTCCAGCCGGCGCTCTTATAAAATACCACCGATTGCGTATGCGTCTTGTCTGGTGCTGTTCGATTTACAACTGGCATTTCTCACCTACCTTCCACGTCCTGCATCAATGCATTCCGTATATAATATTCTATTTTCGGACCATAAACATCTACGACCGTTTGCGCTGTGATCCAGCCGGTATAAGCATGCATCCAGTATTGCCGGTCCCGGTCTTGTACATATCGCGCATAGCTAACATTCGTTCCAATCTCTGCAGTCCATCCTGAATTATAATACCGAATTGCCCAAGATTGTTCAAGCTTTTGGCTGCCCGGCGATTTGCCGCGTATATAAGGAACTTCAATCTCACCGGCATTCAAGCGCGCGAAGAAACCCCTACGCATTCGCTCTGATTTAGCTGAACTTCCCCGAAGCATCGGATTGCTCTGTCTTACAACTGGCGGCGCTTTGGCTATTCTGCCTTTCAATTCGATCGTACCTGATTTAATAGCGCCCTGAACTCGCTTCATGCGTTGCAATCGCTCCAGCCGGTCAGCTATCTCTTTCGCTCCTTCAACGTGAATTTTCAGCGTCATTTCGGTATCCTATGAGTTACGAAGCATCTGCAGCGCACGTGGAGTGGCGGATAAATATCATCCTCGATTACCTTGCCATCTCTCGGCGCGCATAGCGGACATACACGTTCATCACCTGATGTATTCCAAATTGGAATCATATGAATGCCATAAGTCTTGTATAATTCCTCAACTGCGAAGCGTTCGGCTTCTGTAGCAGCCCGCGTTGTCTCAGTGATGGCAATCATTTCAGCACGCACCGGTCCAAACCAACGCGCTAAGCGCTCCTCTAACATTCCAAGATTCACGCCCTCTTCATAGAAAGTCGGAATCTCTTGCTGGAGCAGGTTCAATATCTGCTCTACGCCCCGCTCCGTGTTCTGCCTAATTTCTTTTACCAAGTTATAGCCATAAGTGCGGGCGAAATCAACCGCACCCTGATTAATCAATCCCAACTGATCCCAATTCCAATTTCAGCCATAAATACTTCAGCTTGGTTAAGATAAATCTCAGTTATCACCGGTTCAACTGCCGCAAATAGCCCGGCTTCGCATTGCTGCCAAAATTCTGCTGGTACATTCTCAAGCAGCGGCGGATTGCCTAAATAAGCTATAATCTGCTCCAGCTGGGCGCGCTGTTCTTTTCCAATAGCCCGCGCTAAAAGTCGTTCTAATTCGTCACGATTAATAACTTCGCTCACGGATAATCACTCCATTTCAAAGCGTTGGCAAATACTGTTCTAACTCCATCTATACTATTAACCGCCTCAAGTTGCCCAGCGATCGCGCCATTCAAAGCCGGCGGAATTACATCGCTCTCAAAGCTGCGCATCGGCTTGCCTTCTTTTACTCTCTTTTCTGCCATTCGCTGATATCGCCTTAGCTCTGCCATTATAGCTTCCTCGCCTGTTTCTGGCTGTGCCGCCTCAGTTCTGGCCGGCATCAGTCTGGCGGCTTGGTCATCAGTCAATTCAAAGCCGGCAATCTCAAGTGCTAAATCCAGCGGGACGTTCGCTCCGCTCAAACTATCTAATACTTGAGCGCGCCGACTCTCATCCTCTTGGAATATGTCCATTGCCTCAAAATCAAACTCCAGCTTTAGCCCTAATCGGCTCAATAGCTGCTGATTGATCACCGATTCATAAGTATGGGCTGCACGCGGCTTGATCACGTCCTCATAGAAACTCAAGCGCGCCTCTTTGGCGGTGGCATAATTACTGGCGGTTGTATCCAGCATTGATTCAGGAATGCCAAAAGCAGTATAAATATTTTTGCGCGCATCGTTCCAAAGTCCGGGCATCGTCAAATCTTTGAGTGGCGGGGTCAAAGTCGTTGGAGTGATCGCCCCAGCACGGACGCCCAGAACTCTAAAGGCATTCTTGACCGAAGTGACCGAACGCTTGAACCAACTCTCGATGCGCTTAATTTCGCCGGCATCGGTGGTATCAATTCCCAGAAGTGTCACCGGCATCGCCCCGCCCTCAAAATAACTGCGGGGAAAGCGGGTAAGTGCTGATAATAGCTGAGCGTCAGTTTTGGTCACATCGGCTAAGCTCACGCCGGGCAGGATATCTTGTATCGGATCATACTCGCTAAAATAAACCATCTGATATTTTTTAGCCACCAAGTCATTGATCCACTCTGTTTGTCCCTGCTTAAATATCAGCTTACCATCCTCATATTTTACGGATATGCTGAACGGGTTCAGATACATAATATTCTTGATGACCCGATATCGGTTTTCCTGTGGCGCCCAATATGCCGCGCCGGCCAAAAGCAAGCTCGCCTCTGTTTTCCATATCAACCCTGGCAGCTGCTCAGCAAACGGCCATTCGACTTCATCGCCAGCCTCGTTGACCAGCTTAATTGGAACTCCAGAAATTGCATCAGCACGCAGCTGAATACAGCGATAGATCAGCGGGACCTGTGCAT